AGTCGGCGGGGTCGAGCTCAAGGTTGAACGTGTTCTTCACCTCGGCTGCAATCTTAGCCTCCAGATCCGCCGCTCGCTTGGCCGCTCCGGTTGCTGCCAGGATCGCATCAAATCCGCCAGCCCCTGCCGCCTGCTTGGCCTGCTCGCTGATAAGCCCAGCAAATCCTTGGAATCCTCGGGCCTGCTCCAGTTCCGGGCCGGTCAGTGCTTGGATTCCGCCTGCCCCGATCTTCTTGGCGATGTTGGCGATGGCTTGTTGCTCGGGCTGGGTCATCAAGCCGAACTCTTGCCGGGCTGCCTCGATGCGCTGCTTCTCTGCGGCCAGCAGGTCACGTTCAGCCCGCGTCCGCTTCAAGATCATCTCGTTCAATTGCTCTTGCAACGTCAACGCCTTCGACTCGTCCTCCTTGAGCGTCTCGGCCTTCCTCTTCTTCTCATCTTGGAGGAAGTCCGGCAGGATCATCGGCAACAGATCGCGTAGGATGCCGGTGGACTCTGAGAACTCCTTGACCCCCTCCCAGAAGTTCACTCCCGCGAGGTAGAGAGGCGATCTCTTCGCCCCTTCTTCGTCGCCACGCACCACAGCCGCGATGGTCTTGAGCGTGTCGCCGATGGCGCTGGCGAACTGAGCCCCGAGACCAATGGCAGCCGGTGCCGCCATTGCACCCGCGACACCTCGGGCAAAGCCGCCCTTCTGCTCGCTGAAAAATCCGGGACCACGGGCCGCCGCTCGCTTCTGCGCCTCGGCTTCCTTCTCCAGCCGCACCTCTTCGGCCTTGGCCCGCTTGAACGCCGCGAGCCGCTCAGACAAGCGAATCGCCTTGAACTTGGTCGCTGCTGCCTCCATCGCCTTGCTCTTCGCGTCCGCCTCAGCATTGACGCGGGCTTCCTCGGCCTTTTCGCGCTTGAACGCTGCCAGCCGTTCCGAGACTGCAATCTTGCGGAACTTGGCGGTCGCTGCCTCACTCGCCCTCTTCTTCGACTCGGCCTCTTCGTTTAGCCTGACTTCCTCGGCCTTCTCCCGCTTGTAGACTGCCAGCCGTTCCGCCGACTTGATCTTGCGAAACCGCGTCGCTTGCTCTTCAGCCTGTGCCGCCTTCTCGGCAGTCAGCTGCATTAGCTGCATCTCCTCTTGAGCGTCGCGTTTCTTGGCCTTCAGTTCCTTGATCCGCTCGTCCCGCCGCATCGCTGCCATGCGGGTCTCAGCGGTCGCCATCTTCTGATAGACCGCATCCGACGCCTTGCCGATCTCAGCGATCCCCCGGGCCGCTTCCACGGTCGAAGAGCGAACCTTGCCCATCTCGCCTTGGGCCACCTTCGCAGGCTTCGACACCGCTTCCTCGATGCCCTTGCGGATGTCGGCTTGCCCCTCGGCTTGGAGGCGAATTTTGATCGTGACGTCCCTGCTGCCGTCAGCCATTCGCGATCTTCCCGAGGAGGTTAAGTTCCTGTTCGCATGCGTCCATCACTTGCCGAATGATCGACGCATTCCGCCGCACGATGCCATCGTCGGGCCACTGGTTGACGGCCCGACATTCGAGGTAGTGTTGGTATGCCCGCTGGTTCCGCTCGTTGAGTGCCCGCGATGCTTCCGGCGTTCCCTTTGGGCAGCCATTCGCCCGCGTCCTGCACGGTGCCAGGTTGCCCTTGGGTCGCCGCATCGGCTTCCCGCCGTGTTCCATCCGTCGCCCAGTCTTCTCGTCGTAGACATGGGCTTCGCAGTCCGAACAGTCACGCCACGCGATGCCCGGGTGGAGGATGGCCAGCCTCACACCCGCTGCCAGTTTCCCGCGTCGTCGCTCGCCTCAGTGCTGTTGATGATCGAGTAGATCCGCATCAACACGGGATGGACAAGCCGCATCAGGTTTTCGGCGGTGATCGGCACTGACTCGCCCTTGCTGTTGCGGATGTCCCACGAGACCAGATTCTTCGCCAATCGCTCGGCCACGAACTTGTGCCACGCGGCATCGTCCAGGTGCTTGCCCCGGACGACCTGCTCGGTGAACTGCGAGGCGTCAGCAGGCCGATACGCGAAATTGATCTCCGGCCACCTCCCAGCCGCTTCGGCAATCCGCCCGTCTCGCGTGTAGCCGTCGTCCACGAATGCCGTCAACATCACTCCGCCTCACACAGGATTCGATACAACTCTGACCTGGCCCGCACCAGATCGCCCAACGCCTTCGGCCCGACGCGATCCTCGATCCCGCCCAGCCGCATCCACAGCTCGCACAACTGCGCCCGCGTCTGCCCGCTCATGCGGTGCTGTCGTGGGTGATGACCAGTTCCTTCGTCGTGCTGCTCTGCTTCGCCACGCCTTGAAGTTGCAATAGGATCTCTCCTCGCCCGTCAACGACCGGGCTCTGATCAGGAATCTGGAGTTTCGCGATCGAGAACGTCGTCGAGTAGTTGCCGTTGGTGAAAACAAACGTAGCCGCCGCTGCTCCGCCCGTGTTGATCCCGTACAGGTCCACCTCCGACGACGTGTAGGGAACCGTCAGATTCACGGTGACGATGCGATCGGTCGAGTGAATGTCGGTCGCGGTCTGCGAGTTCGAGAATCTCGCGTTGAGTGCGTTGTCAATCGTGATCTCCCACTGCGTCACCACGCGGGCTGACCCATTGACTGTGCAGACGCAATCCTGCCAGACGTAAGGCGGATCGACGGGAGCCGTGATCGTGGGGAACGCGGTCGCCGAGACGACTTCCGTCTTACCGATCACGTCGAGATCGAGTTCCAACGGGCCACCCGCCGCCGCCCGGAATGTCGCTCGATTGACCTGGCAGCCCGCGTACACAAACCGCTTCGCCACGCGGTCGATGAGCACGTCGAACTCGGGCAGAGTCTCGGCCAAAGCGAAGACGTCGGTGGCTTCGTTCGCCCCGAGGATTCGAGGCAAGAGAAGATCGAGCATCGCGGGGGTGGCGTGGAATTGCAGCCCCCCACCCACAGCGTAGGTGCCGTCGCGGGTCCGCTCTGCTGGGTGCGAGCGCGTGCCACGCAGTCCCGCAGTGTCCACGATGGTCAGTTGCTTGCGGAGCGATTCGGTGAGGAACTCGTAAGCCTCCGTGTACGATCCGATCGCGGTCCCGCCTGCTGCCAGAGACAGCCGCGACTGATGACCCATTGACGCTGCCATCTCACTTCTCCTTCACGATGCGTTTGACTGCGGCGTCAGCCACCGCGTTGACCAGCCGATCCTCGAAGACCACCTTGACACCCACAAAGGGCCGGGGAGGAACTTCGATTCGTTTCTTGCCCTTTTCGGTTTCGATGAAGCTAAATCCGCCGAACTGCTGAAGCCTAGCATACGGCACCGACGTGCCGAATGTCAGGATAGATGGCGACGTCTCTGTCTGCCAGATCGTGTCAGACGTCCCCGCTGGTGCTGTCAGCGACTGATACAGCCGTCCGGTCTCGACCAAGATCTTCGAGAATCCTTTCCGGTTGACAGTCTTCAGGCTCAGGTCTTTCCATGCCCGCCCGTCAGGGTCCACCTCAGTCAAGAAGATGTTCTTCTCGTTGCCCTGCAAGATCGGCACCAGCGAGTCGAGCAATTCGACCGGATCATCGTTGACCTGCTTCGCAATCGCCTCAAATGCTGCGGGAGCCAGGTCGGCAGTCAATGCGATCATGTCCGCCCCTCCCGGTTGGTCATTTGCAGCAAGAAGCCCGAGACGTACAGATCCCGAGCATATGCCCCCGCATCAACGATTGATAGGGGTTGCATTGTGATCTGATGCACGAGCGACTGGGTGAGCCGTTGCGAAGAGAACGCCTGCCGGATCGTCTGCCGCCAGGTCAATCTCTGGTCGAAGTCTGCCAGCTGCTTCTCGTTCACGTTCTCGCCGACGATCTTGGTCGAAGCGACGATTGCCACAAGAACGGGATAGACCACATCGTCCTTCAGGTTGCTCTGTGGGGCCACGGTTTCAGCCCCGAATGGCGCAATCACCACGGCTGGCAGTTGCTGCGAATTCATTCGGGCAATCTCCACCGCCGGAACCTGGCACAGCACGACGTTCCCCGGGGGGATGCCGGGCAGGCCCAAGGCTTGCACCTGCTTCTGGAGTTCCACGAGGATGTCGAACAGAATCGCCATCAGACCTGCTTCCTACAGACGCAGTACCACCGCGTGTCGAGCGTGCGTTGCTCACTCGATAACACCCGCCATGTGTTTCCCGCCGCGTCCTCGATGATGTCATCGACAATTACGCCGCGAGCCCCGACCTGCGTTGAGTTCAGCGACCACGACCGCTCATCGCCGGTGATCTCGATTCCCTGGTAGTTGCCCCGCACCTGCGAGACCACGCCCGAGGAGGCGTTATCGACGGTCGAAGAGACTGACCCGTCGGCCCGCAACTGACGCAGCGTCACAGTCTCGCCCCCGTCCCAGATCGTGTAGTCCCCGGCGATGTTCAGCGTCACGTCGTCGCCTCCCCCAGTTCCTCGAAGGCACCCGAGGCAGTCGCCAACAGACTGTTAAGGTCCGCGATCTGCTTGAGCACAGCCGCCCGGTAGCCGTTCCAGTCAACGCTCTGCCCGTCGATGCTGTATGACGGCTTGGGATTGCTCGCCTCGGTCGCGAGGGCCGCATAGAGGGCCGACCGGATGGCCACGATGTTCTCGGCGTCAGTTGCCACCGGATTCTCCCGGAGGCAAGATTTCCAGCCTCTTCGCGGTCAACGGCGACCGGCCCGAGTTGGCCAGTGCGTTAAATGCCCGGATGGCGTCTTCCACACTGCCCGCGATGACCTCGGCGAATTCCCCGCCTGATCCCACGGGACGCAGCCGCCATCCCGCAGGACGCACCACAGCGGGCTTCTCGACTAAAACGGGCACGACTGGCACGACGTCTGACTCGACTGGCTTCCTTGACTTCGACATTGCATCTCTCCCAAAAACAACGCACCCGCCGGAGGGGGCCGACGGGTGCGATTGATGGTCGGCCAGGTCAGACGATTAGGCCGTGCACTTGACCATGTAGCGGGGATCGAGGGTCGCGTAGGCACCCCGTTCGCTCGCCTTGAACCGCATCACCACGTCGGCGGTGAACTCGGCCTCGTTGTTCGCGGGAGCCTGCACCACCGTGAGGGGCCAGTTCTCCATGTAGGCGAACGCCTTTCGCGGATCCCCGAGGAACCACGACGTGTCGGTCGCCATCCGGGCAGCCAACTGGTTCGTGGAGACGATGGCGTAATTGCCGATCGGATTCCCCGTCTTGGTCTCGGTCGGGTTGCCGCTCGTCGCGTAGCCCGGCGTGG